TGATTGTTGAATATTCGCTTTCATCAGTAAAATAATAAATTGAACTATCAACATCTGTTAAAACATCGTCTTTATAATACTCTATTGAAGAAATTGACTGAAGCTTTGACTTTCTAAGCTCTATTGAGTAAAAGCTATTAGGGAATGAATCTAAATAACAAAAGTAAGTTTTGTTTATAAAATCTCTACCAATATATTTTTCACCGTAATTTCGGGCAGTAGTTATTAAATCGCCTAGTAAAGTGTCATCATCTGTACTAGAGATACGCAAATAATCTTTTACATAATCTAAAGTTATAGGCTCAACGCTTGAATCTACACTGAGAATATAATTAACAGGAGCTATTTTATAATCTATATTGTTAATGCTAAACATAGTTTTATAGCTTAGTTAATTTGTTATTTTAATCAATTATTCTGTAGCAGCAGCATACCAAGCACCTATTAAAGCTTTTTCTTCATCGCTTGCTTGCTCTTCATATTCTATATTGGCTTTTAAATAGTCAATTCTATTTTTTAATTTAAGCTTTATAGATTCTTTTAATTCTGCAAAAGTAGTGTCTAAATTATCATAATTAGCACCAGCTTCTAAAACATTGGCATATAATTCTTTTAATTCTACACTATTTAAATTTTTTTCTAAACTCATATTTGTCTCTTAAAAAGTTTTTTTTTATATATTAAATTATTTTTTAATTAAAAACTACCTAAATATTCTATTACTATTGAGCTATATTGATAATATATAACCCCATCAAAATTATCATCAAAACTAGAATCATTTTTTGCAACTACAGTTTTACATTTTATATATTCGTTAGCCGCGACATCAATAACCGTTACACAAGTTGTTGTTGCGTATTTTGCGTAACTGGCATCTCTTGAATAACCAAAACTTCTTGTTCCAACGAACTCTGTCTCGGTTGGCGTTATTGCACTTGAATGTTTAACTATCCTGCTGAAATAATTAATCCTGTTAGTATAAGAGTTGTTGTTCCAATTAAGCGTATATGAAACCTTGTATTTTCCAGCTTTTAAAAGTTTAATACCTGTGTTACTAGAAGATGTTGGGGTTGTGTAACTATATATATCAGAATTAGTCACTGTATTATTACCAAAAACTGCATAATAAGAGGTGGCTATAGCACTTGGCGTTTGATCATTATTATTAGAGCCATAAAATAAATTTGCGTTATTCCGTAAATAATAATTATTACCTGATTGAAATTCAATTCCATCACTTACAACACTTGCAATAGTGTTTCCCCCAGCTTGTAATCGTACATATAACGCCCCATTTAAAAACAAAGTGTTTAAATTTCCACTAAATTGATATTGTGAATTGCTTGGTAAATCATAATGGCTTAAATTCCAAGTATCGCTAAATCGTGAGTCTATGCGTAAGCGACCCAAAATTATAGACATGTCCTGATCTTCTTTGACTATAATATTTGAATTTGTTGTTAGTTGATTGAGTGTTATATCAGTTGAACCAGTTATTGTATCTTGTTTTGTGTTTATTTCATTAGTAACAGCTTGATTTTCTACTGGATTAGTCGATGTTGTACTTAATGTTGAATCAACTATTCCATTTGCATTTAAATCTATATTATTAGCGTGTACAAGTATAGTTCCACTGGTTGCACTTGTAACAACCGTTGCAACACATAAAGCAACATTTGAACCTGTTGGCTGCGTGTTTGTCAAATTACCTGCTGAAGAAGTAGAAGGATATAACTTATCACCTACTGAAAAAGAGCTTGTATTAACGCCAGAAAGATAACCATACCTTAATATCTTGCCATTGCCACTACCTATTGTCGTAATTGCTAAACCTACAAAATCTTTTGCATTTTTTGTACCATCCGCAATAAACTTCTCATATTGCGCAATACCTGATACTGTTACGCCATTTAATGAAACACATTGACCTACTGTAACCGCTGTGCTTGAATTTAAAACGATATCTTGATTTTGCCCTATATAATGTATTTTGCCAGTGTCATTATAAAGCCTTAAAGTGTCATAACTAGTGTCATATGACATTTCACCAAGTCCTGTAATAGGGCTTGGGTTATTAGTATCCCAGTCAATCAATGCTGGATGAATTATCTCGTATCCATCACAATTCAGATTGCCTCCCAAATAAGGGTTTGTGTCATCCACAAGAGATCCCATTTTAGTGTTTAGTTGTGGTTGAATATCGCTATTTACGCCATTCAAATATTGAAACTCTGCATTACTAATACTACCATTTGCAATTTTTGTTGCGTCAATAGCAGAAGGCAAGCGTAGAGCGTTTAAAGTTCCACTACTTATATTGCTTGCATTAGTTGTATCTGTCGTTGCTGAAGCTGCTAGTGTTGGTTTATTTAAAATAAACGCATCTGAATTAGTATCCGTTTCTGTCCAGTCAACTTGTACATTTGCCTCACCACTTCCACCGCCACTTACATTTAAGTCTATATTATTCGCATTTACCCAAATAGAGCCACTAGTTGCACTCGTTAAAACTGTAGCCGTCGCTATAGCTACATTTGAACCTGTTGGCTGTGTAGTTGTAAATCCGCCATAACTGCTAGAACTTAAATATAAAGTATCATTTACAGAATAACTACTAGTGTCAAAATTATCTAATCTACCAAATCTTATAACTTTCCCATCTCCCGATTTTGCAATAGATTCTGTTGTAATACCTAAATAATCTTTTGCTGCAATAGTTCCATCTGCTAGCATGTAACCTATAGATATTTTACCGCTTACTACTCCAGATTTATAAACTGCAACCCCACTAGATAAAGCCCCCCCTGTTTGGTTTGTTACATGTATTTCAGTAGTCTGTCCTAGTAATATTTCTCCAATATCATTTTTTATTTCTAAAGTATCATAAGATGTATTGTAATTTATATCTCCTATATTCGTTAAACTATTAGTTGGCGTGCTTCTTAAATTTAATAAATCTATTGATTCTATTTTTTTATTATTAGCATCTAAATTTCCACCTAATACTGGCGTTGTATCAGCTTCTAAATTTAACAAATATCTATTATCTAAATCAACTGTTACAGTTGAGCTATCACTCATTGTCAGAGTCAATACTCCATTACTAGTATTAAAACTCGCTGAACTAACCGAAACACCAGAACCACCAGAGCCAACTTCCGCAAAGCTAGTGCCATTATAAAATTTTAATTTATTGTCTGTTGTGTTATAATATAAGCGACCGCTACTTGAGCCACTTGGGTCACTAGAAAGATTTTCAATTACAACATCCTGAATCTCATTACCTTGTAAATTTACACTTCTAAATTCTTTTTTTGAGGTAGCCATAATAACAATCTTATATTATTAAAAGGAGGGTGACGATTTGTACCCCCCCTTTTTTTTATTAATTAGTTTCTAACAATAATTCGACCAGAAAATTCTAATCCTGTATTTACTGAAACCGTAATATTACCAGATGAAGCAATTGAAACTTCAACACCGCTTGTGACATCATCGCCATTTCCATCTTTTACAGTAACAACCAAATCTTCTGTTGCGCCAACTCCATGAGTTGCAGCTGCAATAGTTAAATCACCAGATGAAAAGTCACTAGAAGCAAAAGCAGCAGCGTATTTATTGCCTAGTTTATCCGCTGTCACTGCATTATCAGCAATTTTTGCAGTTGTGATATTAGCATCAACAATTTTAATAGTTGAAACTGAATCACTCGCAAGCTTTGAGTTAGTAATATTAGCATCAGCAATCTTTGCTGTAGTTACATTACTATCGACAATCTTTGCTGTGGTTACTGCATCATCTGCCAATTTTGCATTAGTTACATTATCATCAGCAATCTTTGCTGTAGTAATATTAGCATCGGCAATTTTTGCAGTGGTAATATTAGCATCTATAATATTAGACGTTGCTATTGCGTCGTCAGCAACTTTTGCGTTAGTTACAGCATCAGCTGCTAACTTTGCAGTTGTTACATTTGAGTCAGCAATTTTTGTTGTAGTAATTGCGCTATCTGCAACTTTTGCAGTTGTTACATTTGAGTCTAAAATTTTAGCTGTAGTTATAGCATCGTCAGCCAATTTAGCTGTTGTTACCTGTGAATCAGCAATTTTTGCTGTTGTAATACCAGCATCTTTTAGTCTTAAAGAGTCAGAATTGATCTCAATTGAACTATTATCAACATTTACATTAATTGCATTTCCAGATTGTGAAAGTCCATCACCTGCCGAAAAAGCTCCTGCTCCTGTAAATTGTGTAAATACAAGATCAGTAGTTCCTACTGTAGGAGAATCGCCACTTGCTAAAACAAGACCTATATCAGAGTAAGTAGTACCAGCTTCAACAAAACAAAAAGAGTTGGCCTTAATCTCATTTGTAGTATCAAAATCTGCTGCTCTTGTTAATACGAAAGCGTTTGATGCGTCACCAACGGTTGTAACAACATAAATACCATTTTCTGCTGCGTCAGCTTGATCTTGTATCAATACTCTATCATCTGCAACTAAAGTTACTCCGTC